GGCGCCAAACGACTATGGCGTGCGCGAGCTGATCATCCCCGCTGGCCGCTGTGTGGTCGTTCGCCATAGCGGCTCGCCTGATCATATTGGCGAGAGCATCTATCCGGTCTATCGCGACTGGCTGCCCGGCAATAACGAAGAACTCCGTGACCACCCGCTGTTCTTCCATTACCTCAGCGTATTTCCTGAAACGCCGCTGGACGAGTGGCAGACGGATATCTACATCCCGCTGCAGTAGCACGCAGTGACGTCAAACGCTGCACAAGGCCGCTCCCGCAGATGGCAGCGGGAGCGGGCTGAGGTCATGGTTGTTTCATCATGCCGAGTTCGGCGTCATCCAGCAGGGCTTTGGCCAGGGCGCAGAGGTAGTGCGAGGCCCAGAGCAGCTGGGGTTTGTCTTCCATCAGCCCGTCGAGGCTCAGGTCTCGCGCATAGCCCATCAGTTCCGAGGCCTGTTCGCGGGCGACCTGGCAAGGGATGCCGGCTTCGATGCGAAATAGCGGGTGGGTCTGGTTTTCACCTTGGAAGAAGGTGGTTTTGCCTACGGTGAACCGGGTTTCTTCGGTGGCCATTGATTGATCTCCCTGAAGTCGTTGATGCCTGGCTTGGCCGGCCAGGCAGATCAAGATGCGGATCAGTGCAGCTTCTGCGGATCAGCGGGCTTCTGGATTTGGATCAACGCCGCTTCGAGCAATTTGCGCAAGGCATCGATCTCGTGCATTGAGGTCATGATCAGCAGTGACACAGGCGACTTGGGCTGCATCAGCATTGCCTGCTGGGCGACGGCCTCTGCGCATAGCGCGTAGTCAGCGGCCATCATCAGCGTGTCTTCCAGGGAGTGGAGGAGGTGGGGCGGATCGGGGACTATCTTCAGCATTGTGCAGGCCTGTTCAGTTAGGGCCACGACCATCTGCTGTCAAACAGAAAGGCGGCAGCTGTGCATGGGTTGACAGACCGGCGAACAGACCAAAACCGGCGCACACGGGGTGCCCCATGACAGCTGCCATAAAAGGCAAAGCCATGTGGTTAGTTCGGGGCGGCCTGTCAAAGCCGATCGTTGCTTGGCAACGACAAGCCGACACTAGTGCCTAGCCCGGAACACCACAATGGCTGGGAGTATCTTTGGGAAATGCCCTACAAGAAAGGGGTTAAATCTGATTTTCAGCGTAACGGGGTGTTACGACACCGGCAGATTTCAGACACAAAAAAAGACGCCCGAGGGCGTCTTCTTCTTTGGATTTGGTGGAGCCGGGGGGATTTGAACCCCCGTCTAAGCCTTGAGTTACAGCGTATCCAGCGTTATTGCTGTCATTAAGCTGTCATTTCACTCACCAGGTTCACGCCAGATCGCTGGAGAGTACCCATTCCGAACAATCATGTAGTATCGGTCGTAGAGTAAGTAGGCGTTAGGGCCTTCAGACTGACTCCATCGAAATTGTCGCTTAATGGGAGACGCCTCAGGATCTCCCAGGGATTTGCTAATTGCCTTTAGCAAAAAGTCATTTCCAAGATCTTTCATGTAGTCAAGAACAAAAGTTGCAGTTAAGATTTTTCGTGTTTTCGTATCATACGTGTAATTAACACTTTCAAAAACAGAATTTTTGAGCTTGACCTGTATCCTGGATCTGTCTGGCTCATCTGAAGATTCGGTTATGTCCTCCTTATCATAAGCTTTGTAAATATCCTCGACTGGTTTTCCTAGTTCGATGACATCCAGAGTTGCAGGGTAAATATCACCCTTTACGAAGAGGCTAGAATTTTCTATCTGCGCTAGTTTTGTCTGAGTTTGTGAGAGCTTCGCCTTTAGCTCATTGACAGTTTTGATAGACTCAGTTTGTTTGCTTAGCTGCTCTGTCAATTTTTCAATCTTCTGAGAAGACTCTGTAAGCTTGAGTGGAGTTATATACTCCTTGTGAAGTATGTGAACTCCAGTAGCCGTAGTGGTTATAGCGCCAATCAAAAGTCCACCTACCCAAGCTAAAGTACTTTTATCTATAGTGTCACTCACAACATTTCCTTGTTTTTCATCGTAGCGCTCAAAGGGAAGCTGAATATTGTTTCCGCTTTTGTTCCCGCCAAGCTGTCAGCAGCAGGCATCCACTTGCCATATGTTCTCGCAATCATCGTCCAATCGCTATGCCCCATTTGCCTAGCTACCCACATCGGGTGTTCGCCTGCTGACAGCATCATCGAAGCGTAGGTGTGCCGAGTCTGGTAGGGGCGCCGGTAGCGAACGCCGGCCTTCTTCATGGCGGGATGCCACATAGTTTTCCGGATCGGCTGGTCGCCGGCCCAGCGCTCAAGCGTGCGCGGGTTCTGGAAGACCTCTTGATCTGCCAGGAATGTGTGCGCCTTCTGAGCGATCAGTGCCTCCAGGGCCGGGCGAAGCAGCTTTACAGACCGCCGGCCGGCGGCGGTCTTGGTCACCTCTGCCTCTCCACCAGCAGCCTGGGTCATTGCCCGGCTGATCATCACTTCTCCCCGCACCCAGTCAACATCCCCCCAATCCAGTGCGACCAGCTCGCTTGTCCGAAGACCTGTCCACAGCGCGAACTGAACCATGTTCCTGGTTTGACCGTTCAGGGCAGCCAGAATCGCCTGCTGTTCTTCGGGCGTAAACGGGTCAACGTCGTCATCCTTTGGCGGCGATTCCTTCCGGGCGTATGTCCAGCCCGCCAGCGGGTTGATGTCCAGCAGTTCCTCGTCGACCGCGTCGTTGAGGGCAGATCGCAGGCAACTCTGGATGTTGCTGAGCGTCTTGTTGCCGACCTGCAGCTTGTCCAGCCATTCCTTTATCGTCTTCCGCTTGAGATCGAGAACAAGGTGGTGGCCGAGCGCAGGGACGAGCCGGAGTTCGACTATTTTTCGGTAGCCTTCGAAGGTGCTGCTGGAAATATGCTTCTTCTTCGCCTCCAGCCACCTGGTCAGGTATCCACCAGCCGTCTCTTGGCTGGTTTCCGGCGCGAACTTAGCTGCCCGGGGGGAGCCAGGGAATGTGACTGAATAGTCGAACGTTCCCTGGGCAATGGCATGCTCGATTGCTGCCTTGTGCTGCTGGGCCTTCTTCAAATTAGTGGCGGTGGGCTTGAGCGAGACGCGCTCGCGGCACCTAACACCCCGGAACATGAACGTGATCTCGATGCTCGAGTCTGAGACTGCCCTGACCCCACTCCCGCCTCTACCCATGTCTCGTATCCTTCCATATCGATAAGCGTCCGGCCGTCCGGCGCTTTTAGCCAAATCTCGCCAAGCCGCCAGATCCCGTCACGGATCTTGGATCGGATCGCGTCTTCGGAGTAGCCAGACTCGCTGGCGAATTTTCTGACGGTCATGTATCGCATTGATCTACCTCGACGCCTGTCGCGTCAGGTTTCGCTTTTTGCTCGAAGCTGATGCGTCAGCTTTTTTTGCCCTGGGCTTGAATGCCTCACCCTCCCAGGTACCAACTCGCCCCCGGATCTCGGTCCGTGGGCGGTAGGTGTTTGGCCGCTTGCGGTTGAACAGCGCCTGGCAGGCGAGGAACTGCTCTCGCTCGTCTGCAATTGCCAGCAGTTTCTGGCCGTCCTGCGACCCAACTTGTATCCAGCCATCCTTGCTGCGCCCGTGACTGGACGTCCGGAAGAGCCGATAGCGATTCCGGTGCCCGCTGTTCGGGCTTGATGTCTCGGTGTTTAGGTAGAACGCCACGCCATCCTGGCGAGTGCGCAGCATGGTTTTAGGCATGCCATACCTCTCGTTCGGTGATAGCGCTCCGTCTGAAGTGGTCGGCCAGTACCCGGCGTCCATCCAGGCCGCACGCGGCAGACAGATCCAGCACTTGTCCGAAGGTGGTATGGCGCTGCTGCAGGGCATCCCACAGCAGCAGGAGCAGACCAGCCTGGCTCATGGCTGCTGCTCCCGAGGCTTTTCCGTCTGCTGTACTTGGTCGCGATCAAGGAGCTTGTCGATGCGGGCGAGCAGCATGTCGCGGTACTCGACGTTGACCAGGTCGTCATTGATGTAAGCGATAGCCTCTCTCAGCAGCGTATCGGCCTCTTGCAGCTGATCCT